GGTTGACTCGATACCCTCGTCAGCCCAGATGGACACTGGAGTGTCGTGCTTGGTGCGGGCGCCGACCATCCGCCAGAAGCCATCCTTCGGCGCAAGGGTCTGATGATTGTGGGCCTCGCCGGCCAACTCCCGGCGCCACAGCGCGTACCGGATATCCATTGAATCCCTCATACAGGATGCTTGTAGATGCCACAATATGGCGCTATATGATGCGAAGTCAATCGCGGCTACAGGAAAAGATTTGCCATGCCCACCACCGACATTGATCGCACCACTATCCAGCTCACCGAAGTGCTCAAAGAGTACCTTAAGAAAGAGGCCATCAAAGCCCATCGCAGTCTCTCGGCGGAGATCGTTATGAGGCTCGAACGGTCTATGGCCAACGACAAACGCAGGACGATGAAGTCCACGTGAACGGGTATCCGCCCGGCACTCTGTGCTTCTACTGCGATGTCCTGTTGACGTGGATGCGGCCGGGGAAAGGCCGCTCTCAAACTGATAGCGCCGGGACGGAAGAGCATATCTTCCCGGTCGCCAGCCTACACCGGGTGGCCATGAGTGGGCACCTAAAATTCGCGGAGTGGCGCACCCTCAACAAGGTGCCGGCGTGCCGGGGCTGCAACAACTACAAAGGCATGATCGAGCCGCTTGACTGGTTGGTCATCATGCCGTCGAACAAAGGGGCCAAGCGGTTGGCCGAACGCCTCGTCAAACTCGGGGTTCCGATGGCTGACGTGTACGCTGCTCTCAACAGGAGGAAACGTTGATCACTGATCTCTACAAAATCCTTGGCGTCGGCAAGAAGGCGACCAAGGCGCAAATCCGTGCCGCGTACCGGCGCAAGGCAAAGACCGCGCACCCGGATGCCGGCGGCGATCCCGAGGCGTTCCACGCGATCTCGAAAGCCTATCGCATCCTCTCCAACGATAAGGCGCGGGCGCGGTACGATGAGACTGGCAACGCCGACGAAGCCACCGCCAGCACCATGGACAACACGACGGCGCTGGCCATGGAAATCCTTGCGCAGCTGCTTGGCGACGCGCTCGAAACCGACGCGGCTCTCAACGTCGATCTCACCAAGGAAATCGCTGGCGTGCTGGCCGAGTCGTCGGCGGAGATCGCCGTTGCGATCACCAAGGTTGAGACAAAGATCGCGCGTATCGAAAAGGTGGCGCGCAAGTTCATCCTCAAAGATCAGGAGGTGCCCAACCATATCCAGATGATCCTCGATCATGGGCGCGGGGTTGAGAAGGATCATCTGGACCGCCACCAAGCCCGGCATGCCGCCATCAACCGCGCCTCCGAGATCATCGGCAGCTTCACCTATGAGCCTGACGCGTCGAAGGCAGCAGCGACTCCAGAGACAGAGATCGACCGGCTCATGAAAGACCTTTTGGGGTCGCACGGCGGGCGTGTCTACAAGAAGGGTCCGTTCGTGTGAGCAAGAGCTGGCGGCGCATCGGGACGTTGAGCGGTGCGGACGCCGGCCGCCTCGCCGTCAAGGTCTACGTCTGCAACGGCTGCGGGCTGTGGCATCTGGCGGCGGCACCTAAGCAGTGCCAAGGCTGCGGCCGGATGGACTTCACCCGCTTCGATTCCAAGGGTGAAGCGTCGCGCTTCGCCGATCTCAAACTCCGCGTGCACGCCGGATTGATCAAAGACTTGCAAGTCCATGTGCGCTATCCTCTCTACACCGTCGACCGGCATATGATGATGGTCCAGTTCGGTGAGTACGTCGCCGACTTCGTCTATCTCGATCTCAATAGCGGGCAGATCGTGATCGAAGATTTCAAGCCCCGCGCTGGCGCATCCCGCGACGCCAAAATCAAACTGCGGATCATGGAAGCGTCCGGTCGCCCCGTGACGCTCGTAACCTCAAAAGGAATCGTCTGATGAGTGAGGCACCAAAGAAGGTAACGATCCACGGCGGATCGAACATGGCCTACATCGAAGAGGAGGTGGCCAAGGGTATCGAGAAGACGCGCAAGCACAAGAACAATCGCCAGAGCGAAAACGATGAGCTGCGTGCCATCAAGGCCCACCTCGAAACCCTCGGCATCCGCAAGGAAGCCTTCGTGATGGCCATCCAATATCTCGAATGGGACGAAGACAAGCGGCAGGGTTTCGACCTTGCCTATTCCATCGTCCGCAAGGTCGGCGGCTCCCCCATCCGTCTCGATCTCGTCGGCCTCGCCGACCGCGATCAGATCGCCGATCAGAAGAACGTGCTGCGTCTGGTGCTGGACAAAGGTATGACGCCTGAGATCAAAGCCCAGATCAAGGCGCTGCTCGAACTTCCCAGCGGCGAAGATGGCCCGTCTCCGGTTCATGGTGACGGCTCGGCTGTCAACATGAAGAGCAGCCCTGACGCCGGCAACAATAATGGCAAGTCGCGGCCTCTGACCGGGCTGGCCAAGGCGGTGGCGGAGTCTGACGCCGCCGTCGCTGCCAGCGTCGCGAAGCATGAGGAAAAGAAGTCGAACGCTTCGTAATGTTGCAACTCGCCGCACGATGCTCCATATTCGTGCGGCGCAAACAGGAGGATCGATATGGCCCAGAAGGTGGTGCCAGCACACACAGTTTTAGTAGACGAGTCCGGTAAGCATACGTCTGGTCAAGCGCTCACCTGCGCATGCGGACGAACCGAGACGATCAAGACCAACCGCCGCCAGCACTCTCTAAATGAAGCGGCGGCGCGGCGGAAATTCTTCCAGAAAGGATGGACCATCAAGGGTGGAAAAGCGATCTGCCCGATATGTTCCAACCCACCACGCCCTCAACCGAAGGAACACCCAATGCAGCTCAAATCTGTCTCTGATACCCCGCGCGAAATGAGCGCCACGGATCGGCGCCGCGTCTTCCGCTCTATCGATGATGAGTGGGATGAGGATCGCGGGCGGTACGCCGGCGGCGCCACCGATCAGACCATCGCCACCGCCCTCGATGTCCCGCGTATCTGGGTTGAGACGATCCGCCGTGAGTCCTTCGGCGACACCGGCAACAACGCCGAGATTGAAGAGTTTCAGGCCGATCTGAATAAGCAGATCACCATCGTCACCAACCATATGAACGACGCCATCACGCTGGCCGGCAAGTTCGAGGATACCCTCAAAGATTTGCGCGCGATCAAGAAGCGGATGGAACGGATCGAGTCGGCGGTCTTGCCACGGCGCTGATCGGGGTCCATAAAAAGAGCCACCGGGTTGCCCGCCCGGTGGCTCAACATCAACCCGCTGGATCGGAGCGTTCGATGAAACATCATCACAATACATCACACCAGAATCGGTTGCAAGCGAACGGTGACTGCCGTGGCTGAGTATCCGATGATGCCATTGTGGACCGACGCCTATCTCGGCGACACCACCCACCTCACCACCCTCGAACATGGCGCCTACCTGCTGCTGCTGATGAGTATGTGGCGTGCCGGCGGGATGCTCCCCAACGACGACAAAAAGCTGGCTCGGTTTACCCGCCTTGGCGCTCAGCAGTGGCGGAGAATCAAGCCGACGATTATGGAATTTTTCACCGTTGATGGTGACGTCATTATCCAACAAAGGCTTCATGAAGAATACATTGCTGTTAAACAGCGCAGCAAGGTGGCGTCAAACAACGCGAGAGCTAAGTATAAGAAAACAAACAATGTGGGTCCTGCGGACGCTGTGCCAGACGCCAGCCAAACACCTGCTCTCCATAACCATACCCATAACCAGAAAGATATCTTCGACTCTAACGAGTCTCAGATATCTGAATCCTCGCTTCGCTCGGAACGCGCGCGCGACTTCGATGTGTTCTGGGATGTGTATCCGAACAAGGTCGGGAAGGCAGCTGCGAAGAAGGCTTTCGAGAAGGCCACCAAGCGCACCGATCTTCCCATCCTCATGGCCGGCCTTGATCGGTACATCCACAAAACCGATGATCGCCCATGGTGCAACCCAGCGACGTGGCTCAATCAAGATCGGTGGGAGGATCGTCCGGCGATGAATGGACACAACCAACCTCGCATGTCTCGCACCGAACTGACCCGCGCAAACCTCATGAGGAAATTTGCAGATGACGAAAGAGCAGAACGCCAAGCAAGCGATGATCCTCGCTATGCTGGAAGGCTTCAACTTGCCGGTGAATGAGTACATGGTTGACGCCCGCGCTCGGGCGCTGGAGGAGTTCTCTATCGAGGCGGTCGCCTACGCCTGCAACCGCTTCACCGGAGGCGCGATCACCGACCGCGACAACGCCTATCCCCCAACCTCAGCAGAGCTGGCGCGTGAGGCCCGTGGGTGGTTTGGTGAGACACCGACGCGCAGGATGGAGCTGCCGCCACCTGAAATCAATCTCACTCCAGAGGCGCGGGCGCGTATCGCAGCTGGTTTCAAAAAGCTGGGCGAAGACCTCGGCGCCCCGTTGAAGGCTAAACAGGAGGAGGAGGATGCTTTGTGGCGGGCCACCCTGCGGAAGCGGCATGACGCCATGATCGCCCGTGATCCGCGCCCGATCTTGGTCCGGCTCGGCATCCATCCTGACCTTGCAGACAATGAGGGATCGACGTATGATCCTCGGCAACCGGCAGATGAACCGGGCTCCAAGCAATAAGCAACCCAGCAATCGGAGTTTGAACCATGCCCTCAGCTTTTAAGTCCATTTGGGGCCAGTACCTCGGCGTCGGAGCCGGTGGTCAGCTCGTCACCAATCATGGTGCGAGGATCGACGCCACCCGCCCATGCGTCGATGCTTTGATTGTCGTCGGCGACGAAGTGGCCAACGTCCGCGCCATCACCATCCAGCTCAGGGATGCCTATGGCAAGGACATCGACTATCAGGAGATTGTCGACATCTTCGTGGTCGGCGCCGCCAACCTCAACGCCATCATCACCACCGGCGGCTCCACCGGCATCGCCATCGGTACGGACGGCGCGATCCTCGAAACCCGTGTCGCCAAGAAGATTTTCCAAGTCGCCTCCGAGGCGGATGGTGATATCGATCTGACATGGACCGACACCGGAACCGAAGCTGCGTTTCTCGCCGTGCGTCTGCCGAACGGCCGGGTGATTTTCAGCTCGGCGCTCACCAACACCTAATCCTGAACGCCCCGTGGAAAGGGCCGGGGGATCACTCCTCCGGCCCTTATTTTATGATACCGTCTGTTTTGCTCATATTTGCCCGCACAGCGGAGTTGGATGGTTCAGGCTATACCCCTACCTTGGGGTTCGATTCCCCCACCGTGTGATAGATCAGTGGCGAAGCTGGACGGTATCCAGCCCTGAATGCCAGCAAAAGGTGTGCCTGAGTGTACGACAGGGTGCGGCGACCAGACTCGAACTGGTGCCACGCCTGCCGCACATACTTGCCGGTGAAGCCCATCATGTGACCGGCTTCCTCCAGCGTCCAACCCAGCTGCTCGCGGATCGCGCGCACCTCGCTTGGGGTAAGGATCGGATCATCATTCATCTTTGATCACCTCAATGGTAAAGGCAGTCAGCGGCCGGTTCGGTGAGCCGTTCGTGTTGAACTCCTCACCCTTCACCGTGCGCCGCTTGCGCCATGTACGCCACGCGTCGGCCATAGTGTCGAACCGCAGGGCTTTCGCCTTGTCATCGGTCCACCCACCCAGCTCTTCCGTCGCCGGCTTGTTGGGATCGTACCACTCCAGATACTGCCCTTCTGCGCCGCCGGATATCCCGGCGGCATAGCCGTGGCTCTTGATCAGATATGCCATCACTCACCTCCAAAAATAGGCGCGGTCGCGCCTGCGCTGCGCGAGGTAGAAGTCCCTACCCCACGATCCTTGCCAGTCGGCCTTGCCGCCATACTTCCGGTGCAGCCGCTTGCTCTCCTCATACTCGTCGTCACTGAAATCGTCCCAGATGTCGTGCCACACCGCGCCATACCGAGAATGGGCCGGCGGGTAGGTGAAGGCGTCGGCGTTGACGATCTCGACGCGTGGATCGACGGTGTAAGTTGGTCCGACCAGCGCGATCACGTCCGGATCGATCTCGACCACGGTCGCGGAAATCACCTCGGGCTTCTTCAACACCGCTCCCAGCGCCAGCCCAAGGCCAAGCCCGTTCATCAACACGTGGCCATGCGCCCGCCGGATGAATGGCAAGTGGTCGCGCTGCTCTGCCAGCGTGTCGCTCATGACGATGCCGCGATCATTGTGGATCAGCCGGGTGAATAGCCCAGCGCCCGGATCACGGCCGTCGAACATCAACCGCAGGCGCGCGATGTTCGGCTCCTTCGGAATCTCGAACCGCTCAATGGTCCACTTGCCGCGCTCGCCTTCCGGCACGGCAACCCTGTCAATCAACGTCGTCATCACCAACTCCTTCTGTAGTAGTCCGTGCCATCCTCATTGATGCGGATCGCAACAATGTCCGTCACGTCCATGTTGTGCTTTCGGGCATATTCCTGCCGCGCCTCGTAGGCGCCTCCTACACGATCCGCCTTGATGTGTGCGACTTCTGGCCAAGGACTCGCATAGCGCTTCCAATGCTCGCGGTCGCCGGGCTCCGGTAGTGGCGCATACACCCTGTAAAGCCTGCTCATGTCACACCTCCTGCGATCACCCAAAGCACCAAGGCTCCTGACAGCACCGCCGCCAGCACCTGCATCATAGCGATGTATTCCTTGCTCATGTCACACCTCCTTAAACCAGATACTGGATGCCGTACGCCAGCACCCAAAACGCCACTGCGCCGGCCGGCGCGAACCATCCAGAGATCGGCCGTGGTGCCATCCCCGCGATCAACCAACCAAGCCCGGCCCCGAAAAGCAGCACCTGCCACACCGCGATGTATTCCTGAGCGTCCATGTCACACCTCACTGATCTTCACACACCCGGTCTTGATCGCCGCGTCCGGGTTGAAGGCGGCTTGCTTCTCGCCGATGATGCAATCTTCCTCATCGGGAATCTCGTAGGTGCAGAGCCGATAGCCGATCTCATCCAGCTTCTCGCGCTCCCACTTGCGGCGCACCCACGACTTCATCTGGCTGATGCTGGTGAAGGCGAACCGGGTGTGATCCCACCGTCCCCGCCGCTGGAACGCCGGGTCATAGGTTGGGCTCGGCCGCGACCGCGTCGCGCCTCCATCCCAACCCAGCGCCTTCGCGCCCATCCCGGCCCAGATGCCCCATCCCTCTGCGTCCTCGATCCGATAGAGCGTCGTTCCAAACAGGTTGGCCATCTATGCCTCCTCCTGTGTTTCGTGCACCCGCTCGGCGATGAAGTCGGCGTACCAGTCAGCCCACTCCTCATCGCGCTTGCCCAGCTTGGCCTCGTACTTGGCATGTGCCGCCTCAGCTTCCCGCAACAGCACCGCCAGCTCGTCGGCGTCTTGAATCCTCAGCACCTCACCCATCTAAGCCTCCTCATTGTTGGCGCTCAGAACCTCTCTGATCCGCGCCTCGGCGTCCTTGCCGATCTGCTCGATGGCAGCAACGGTCGCCGCCATCCTGTCACCCTCGTCGTTGTCGCCGCACTCGGCGGCCTCTTCGAGCAAAGCTGCCAGCTGCTCGAACGTCCCTGCCAGCTTTTCCATCGCCAGCTTGTGGGGGTTGTCTGCGTAGATCATCTGTCCCTCCTTCACCAAAGGTTGAGGCTCATCCTGAGCCCGGTGCCCCAGATGATGACGTTGATCATCACCAACGGCAGCAGCGCCCATTCCCAATCGGCGCTCATGTACCAGCGCAGCTCCGATCCGAACCACCGGATCACCCGCGCCTCGATCCTCTCAGTGTCCATCTTTCCCTCCTTCGTGGGTCCGTCATCCGGGCGCGACTGGCGCCCGGCAAACTGACCTACTTCTTGCCGATGATCCGCTTGGCCTGCGCGATCATGAGAGCGAGGTATTCCATTCAAGCCTCCTGAGCGATGTTGATGATGGTTTCGAGGGCGGTCAGGACGTGCACGTGAACGTCCTTGCCAGTCCGGAAATACGTGGTCCGACCGAAGATCGCCCGAAAAAGCCAGTGGTAGCATTCGACCGGATTGTGACGGCAGTTCCTGTAGACACAGGCGATGAGGATGAAGGTGGCGCCGTCGAAGTGATCCACCTCCACCGAGCGCTTGGCTTCCGCCTTGTGATACTCGCTGAGCGAGTAGACGTGCTCAATCGAGAACTCAGAGCGGATCGCCAGTAGCTCACCCTTTGCTATCATTGTGTCCTCCTTTGTTTCCTACCCTCACAATGTAGGGCCTGCGTCCTACGGCGTCAAGTGGGAAAATGCATCACGCTGCATCTTTTTTCAAAGCGACTCCATGAAGGCGTCGTCGCCTTGGACGATCACCACGTTGCCCACAAGGAAGTCGCCCGCCTGCGTCTGTTTGCGCCACAGATTGGTGGCGACGCTGTTGACCGGCAGACCCTTCAACTTGCCCTCCTCATTGCAGAAGGCGACGCACGCCTTGCGGTGGAACTTGGTGAAGCCGGGCACCTCTTCGATGTAGCCGCCGACGCCGGCTTGCAGCGCCTCCAGCTTGATCGGATCGGTGTAGCCATTGGTGGTCATCTGGCCGGTCGGCTCGATGGTGGTCACGGTTCCTCTCATGTCAGCTCTCCTTTCCTTTTGCGATGGTCTGCGTCTCTGAGTAGCCGCGTGGCCATATGGCGAAGGCCACAACACCACGCAGCCAGACAGCGTCATCGGCGCCCTCGCCAAGCGAGGCGTCCATCGCCATGCTGGCGCCGGCCCACAGATCGAGGTTCATCCTATCGACTGCACTCCCACCCATGACGCGGCCGGTGCGCTCCTTGTGCTGCCGCTTCTGCTCTTCAACCCGCGCTTCGATCCGAGCGGCGATGCTGATCAGCAGCTCTTGGCGGCGTCCGTTGCTGTGGTCCATGTCAGTACCCTCCTGTGAGTTCGATGCGCCACCGGGCGCCGAACTGATCCGGGTAGGCTCGGAAGGAAACGCCCTCCCTAACCAGCCCGGCGATGATGGTGGCCAAGTCCTTCAACTCGATGTCCTCGATCACCTTGGTCATGATGTAGCCTCCAGAACCTCGGGCAGGTAGTTGGCGAGGGTAAGCTTGGCAGCTGCCAGATCAGCCACGCTGAACGCCTCGGGGAAAGTCACCGCGACCATCGCCCAATCCGCGTCCTCCTCGTACCAGCCGGAATGGCTGAAAGCGGTTGCCTTCATGGCGTCCGGCATCTGGGCGTAGCGCTCGGGCGAAAGCCGAATGCCACCGTGGCTGGGGGTGCTGACAAACCAGATACCCGGTGCCAGCTCCCACGAGTCTTGGATGATGCCCCAAGGGCTCATCTGTCCGTTCAGTGGTCCGTTCATTACATTCCCTCCATTGCTTTGTAGACGCTGCTGTAGTTGTAGATGCCGCCATCCGGCGTCCGGAACGGGAGCTGCCCGCTGCGGATGGTCTGCATGAACAGCTGTGCCGCGCGCTTCCGCGACCCGGTCGACTCCATGCAGTCCTTGGCGAAGGTGTAGAGTCCCTCGTCGTTGTTGATCCAGAGGCTCACGTTCCACGCGTTCCAGCTGGAATGTCCGTTGTACTTGGCCATCTGTCCTCTCCTTTCATGCCTCATGTAGGGCACGCGCCCTACCCCGTCAAGAGGCGCGGTGCATCACTTTGCACTGGCGCCGATCTTGTCCCACACCCGGCGCGCAATCTTGTGGGCGTTGCGCTGGGGTTGCCGCACGCGCACCCACTTGCGCCCGATCTTCGCCTCGACAATGCGGATGCCGCTGGCGATGCCGGGCACCTCATCGATCAGGTGCACCTGAAAGCGTGGCCATGGTTGCTTTTTCATCGGGGGTTCCTCCTTGGTTGGCCCGTTGAGCGGCGCCCTCCAGACGCCGCCTGACTGGTCAATCCATCCGGCTGTCGGCGTAGGCATCCTCAACGCCGCCGTCCCTCAGCACCTTGGCATAGGCGCGGGCGTAGGCTTCCTTGCGCTGCATGCTCTGCCCGAACCCGCTGACATGGACGGAGAGCCCCTTGGGGTAGCCGGTGCGCGCCTTGCCCATCCGCTTCATATAGCGTCCGAACGGCGTGTTGCCGGGGAACTTGACCCACGCGAAACCGCACACGCCATCGGCGATGTACTCTTCGGTGCCGGGGATCATTTCATCGCTGAATATGCTCTTGGCTTGTCCAACGATCATCGGCACGGGCAGGGCAGCGTGCCCCGCCTCATTGCCGGCCGTCTCAGCCTTGCGTACCAGCTCGGCGAAGACACGGTCTTGGTCGTTAAGCTTCCTCATCTGATCCTCCTCAGAATTTGCAGGCGGCCATGAACTTGGCCCAATCGAAGCGGGGGTTGTCGGCTCTGAACGTGTCGGCGACGGTCATCGCCACGTTCAACAGAGCCTGCTTGACGGCGGCATCGCAGTAGGTGTCGCCGGCAGTCTTTTCCACCTCAGCCTTGAAGGCGTCGGCGACGGCTCGGTAGTCTTTGCGGCTGGTCATCATATGATCCCTTCAAAATCCACACCGGCCTTGGCGACATCGCCGCCCTTCTCGCCGATGCTGCGCAGCAGGCCACGAACCTGATCCTTGTCGGACTCAGTCAGCTCGCCGTCCTGATACAGGTTGTAGAAGCCGCCGAGTTCGTAGCACTCGTAGCAGCCCTTGAAGCCGACACTCACCGCGTTCGTCTCGCGGGTCATTCGGTCGCAGTAGCGGCACTTGAAAGCGCCGGTGCCACGCTTGAAGCCATCTGTCCTTTTCATCGTGTCCCTCCTTTGTGTACGCCCTAATGTAGGGCTTGCGTGCTACATCGTCAACCCACAAAAACAAGGGTTGAGTAGAATTTCGTTGCAAAACGATGCACCAATCGCTACTTTGGGAGCAAAGGAGTTCTGAGGCATGAGCGAAAAACCGAGCGGCTATGACCGGATACCGGGTGACCGCTATTACACGCCGCTGTGGGTGACCGAGCTGCTGATCAAGGCAGAGGAAATGCGCCCGCCGATCTGGGACCCGGCCGCTGGTGCCGGGCATATCCTCGCCGCCTTCCATGAGGCCGGGTGGCCTATGAACCAGCTGCGCGGCACCGATATCGCGCCGGATGTTGAGCCGGTGAGAGTGCTCAGCACCCCGGACAGGCCCTCGCCAAGCCTAACAGTCACGCCGGGCGACTTCTTCCAGATGTCCGGCGGCGACGGCACCGTTATCAGCAACCCACCGTTCGGGCCGCAGGGGCGCACTGCCGTCCGGTTCATTCGGCATGCCCTGAGTGAGGCTGAGCATTGGGATGGCAAGGTGGCGATGCTGCTGCCGATGAGTTTCGACAGCGCCAGCGGCCGGCGCGATCTCTTCAAGGATCACCCGGCCTTCGTCGGCAAGTACACGCTCACCAAGCGGATCATCTGGGCCAACCTGCCGCCGAAGTTCGACAAGAACGGCCGTCAGATTGGGTCGACCAAAGACCACGCGTGGTTCATCTGGGACTGGCGCCGCCACCCGCTGAACGGGAACCGCTTTCTGAGGTATTTGCCATGATGCCCAAGCCGCCGTCAGAACTGATCGATGAGCACTTGATCGAGGCGATCAAGATGTACCGCGTGCTCAACAAGTCGAAGATGCTGCCGCGCCGGGACTATCAGCGGCGCCTCAAAGAGCTGAACGCGGAGGCGAAACGCCGTGGCATCTACGTGCCGCAAAAGCGGGTCGAGATCATGGAAGAGGATGAGAGCAATTGACCAATCCCTATGAGGAAATGGCCGCTGGGTTGCGGGCTGTGGCGATCTCATTGCGCCACAATGACCACCTGCCTCCGATTACCACCCGCACCATTGATTCGGAACTGCTGCTCAGGGCCGCCAATGAGCTGGAAGCCACGGGTGCCGCCGTCGAGGCCGCCACGCATCTGGCGTTCACCGCTGCCAATGATGTGGTCACCACCAAAAAGCAGAACAGCGAGCTGCAAGAGGCCAACGGCCGGCTGGTCGACGCCAACAGAAGGCTGAAAAAGCATGTGAGTTGGTGGAAGGCTCTCACCCGCCAGCTCCACAACCATTCGCTGGAGCTGGAACGGCGCTGGCAGGACGGAGACGATATCAGATGAGGTTCACCACCGAAGAGAAGCTGGATGAGCTGCGCACCGAGCTGCGCTATCGCCGCCGCGTCTATGCCCGGCTTGTCGTGCAGGGCAAGATGAGCGAAGCGGATGCTGATCATCGCCTCGCCATCATGACTGAGATCGCCATGGACTATCAGGACAAGGTGACACTCGCCAATCCAATGCTGCCGGGGCTCAAATGAGGCCGCTCCTGCCCGGTCGCGTGCGCTGCTGTGTGCCCGGCTGCGGGCGCACCTTCAAGGAGGGTGACTACAGCGAGATCGTCTGCGGTAAGCACTGGCGGCTTGGCGATCAGCGTCTCCGCCGGCTGCACTGTAGGATCAGGCGCAAGGCCAAGAAGCACGTCGGCTGGACACCGCAGCTGGTGCGCCTCGAATACCGGGTGTGGCAGAAGCTGCGGGATCAAATCATTGAGCGGAGCATGGGAATATGAGTGTATTTGACTGGATCGCACGGCTTCTCGACCGGCAGGACGATCATGATCCTCATCACCATCACAAGCGCCGCGCCGAAGTGCTGGCCATCATCGACATGGCGCACCGCAGCAGCCTCACCTTCGATGAAAACCTGAGCGTGCTCGTCTCGTGCATCCGCTGTGGCAACGTCGTATATATCGGTATGAGCAAAGACTTGCCCGATGTCATCAACCACACCTGCAACGGACTGCACTGACTATGAGGAACAAGTTCAACAGCCCAACGCGCCTTCGGGTGCATGACCCGCTATCCGCTACCTTCAAGGCGGACAGAGGCATAGGCAACAGGATCGTCACTATCGATGACGCGCTTGACGTGATCGATATCAAAAATCGAAGCAAGGCCAACAGCGTCCGCAAGGCCAAGGAACGCGGGCAGCTCACCCTGCAACAGCAGCTCAATCTGGCAAAAGGCCGCACAGCCATGAAGACCAAACGCGGCACGATCAAAATGCCCCAAATCTCCTTTCTCCAACACGATGACGATGAAGATGGGACGTAAGATCACCTCGACCAAGCCCAAACTCCGCGCCGATGGCCATCGCATCCCGGTGTTCATCAACGCATACATCGCTGATCCGACGCGCAACGGAACACGCGCTGCCATCAAGGCTGGATACAGCAAAGCGACCGCCGGACAGAAGGCGCATGAGCTGTTGAAACGCAGTGATATCAGGGAAATGATGGCCAAAGCGGCCTACGACATGGTCAAGGATTTGCAGTTCGACGGCAAGATGGTGCTGCAAGAGCTGGGCACCGTCGCCTTCTCGCCGATCCTCCCCGGTGGACACATCACATCCTCCGCAAAGGTCCGCGCGCTCGAACTTCTGGGTCAGCACTTCCGGCTCTGGGAGGGATCGACCGGCAGCAAGGTGATCAACATCCATATGACCAACATCGATCTGCGGACGATGTAGAATAAATTTGCGCGGCGAGGGGCCAAAATGGCCTGTTTATTGCCCTACGTGTAAGCAAAATTATACCCCTAAATGGAGCGAAGAAATGAATTATGAGCGGTGGGCACAGCGGGTGCTCTTGCAAGCGGCCAAGCGCACCTCGCTGGTCAAGTGTCAGGAGTGCGACAAACCCTTCATGGCGGGGTATCTGACCGGCAGGAGCCGTAAGGCCAAGTTCTGCTCTACTCAATGCCGCGTGCGCAGCTGGCGCAAACGCACCTTGCAATGATCACCATCGTGCATCACATTGGTGCATCTGGAAAGGAAGGAACCACCAATGAACAAGGAACGCATTGCCGCTGTGGCTGAGGCCATGAACGCCATCACCGAAGGTGTTGGCCATGTGCTGCACGATCAGTACGGGGACAGGATGACCCGTGAGCAGACGCTGGAAGCCATCGCCGGACTGTCGATGGCCACCGCCATGCTGTCCTCAGCCGTCATGAGCGGGGATCAGAAGAGCGCCCGTGATGCCGCCAGCGAAGCGCTGGAGATCGCCTTCGGCCACGCCGATGTGGTCATTCCCCTCTACATGGAAGAAATGCAGCGGAGGATGAAGCCCGATGCTTAAGATCGATGTCGACAGGACAGTGGCCGATGTTGAGGCCGCCTTCCGGCAAATGGGCAAGGGTGAGGCTGAGCCGAGTCTCGTCCTGCAAGCCAAGCACGCTGATCTGGGTGGCCACCTCATGCGCTACTTCCTCGAACTGGAAGGCACCGACTATACGTTCGAGGATCGGATCGGAGCCCTCGCCGCCATGGTGGCCGGGACCATCGCCAACCTTGGGGATGAGCGCTCGCGCGAGTCCAACATCGCGGCCATCCTCTTCGTGCGGGCCTTCATGTCGGATATCGACCAGTATCGCGCGGCACAGGCTGAGGCCAAGGCCGGCAAGGGTCCGGAGAACGATAGCCTGTCGTTCGACGTGCATCGCATCGACGTGGGTGACGCATGATCAGTGCCTCCACATTCCTCGTCGCCTTTGTGTTCGCCGTCCTCTACCTCGCTATCGGCGTGGTGGTGGACGTGGTGATCCATATCGCCCTCCCCATCGTCTATTGGGATCGGGACCACGCGATGAAGTCGCATGCAGTGGTCATCGTCACATGGCCCTATGTGGTGGTGCAAATCATCCGGCACGGCGGCTTGTAATCTGCCGCGCCGTGCATCATCTTACATCCAACCCCTGAAAGGAGGGACGGATATGAGCAAGTTTGAAGACAACGTGAGCCGGCTGGAGCGCAGCATTCACAACCTGATTATTGCGCACCTTGGTGACAACCCCACGCGTGATCAGGAGATCGAGGCGCTGTCAGCTATCTACAGCGCCTCTGCCGCCATCGCCTTGGCCTTCGCGGCCGGTGATCCCGTGCAGGGTGAGAAGTTCGCCCATGGTGGGATCAAGGCCGCCTTCGGCGACATTCGGGCCAGCGGCATTGGCGAGCGGTTGCGGCACGCGGTGAAGGAGGCTCGGAATGGTTAAGAAGATCGATGTTGAGAGGATGGCGCAGCTCATGCGCGAGGCTGTGGGCAACACCCCCATGCCCGAAGGGCTGAGCGAAGTGGATCGCGCCATCGTGGAAGCCGTCTTCGCCGCCTCCGAGGCACAGATCGGGCTCATGCGGTGGTGGGCCGGGCAGGCCAATGATGGAGTGAACCGCGACGTTATCGAGGCAGCTCTCGCCAACGTGCTCACCAATCAGATTCTCAACGCCGCGATGTCGCTCTATGACTCGCCGCTCGAAGCAATCGAGTTCTGCCACAGCATCATCGGTGGCATGCCGATCTTGATGCAGCGCGGGCTCAAAGCCTACACCGGACAGCCTGACGACAAATCCCTGATCCTCGGGAAGGGCGTCACCTATGTCCCCGAAAAGGAGGTTGACTGACATGGTTTTGAAATTCGTGGATATCGACAAGTCGGTGGCGGAGATCGTCGCCAAGGGCGTGGAAGCGCAAAACAACCCTGACATGCCGGACTTCGCCAAGTTGCAAGCCCGGCTGCTGCCCATCCAAGCGGCGTTCGTGCGCGGCTACCTCGAAGAGCTGAACCGTGGCACAGACCTGCAAGAGCTGGTCACAGCCATGGGGCTCTCAGCCGGCACAGCGCTGTTCAACCTTGTGCGCAACAGCGAGGCCACGGACGCGACGCCGGAAGGTGAAGACCCGACGCACCTCGCCATGCACCAAATGATCGATCTGGTGAGCCGCGCCATGCACGACGCGTGGAACTATGACCGTGGCGAAACCCCAGAGGGGATCGTCGGTGATGGCAACGTCGACTTCAACCGCAAGGAGGTGGGAGACGCGTGATGCAAAACGACATGCAGGACAAGATCATCGAAGCCACCATCAAGCTGCAAGAGGCGGCCTATCGTGCCGGCTTTGCCGCCTGCAAGGCGGTGGCTCTCGAATGCGCCAGCGACATGCCCGAAGTCTTGCGGATCGCGGCTCTGAGCCCAGATGAGGATGAGCTGGCCCGTCTGCTGCGCCGGATGCGGGAGATGTCCAGATGAGCGAAACCAAGATCGTCATCCTGCTCTCGCTGTCGGTCTTCTTCTTTATCCCGGTCGGGTTTGTCAGCCTCTGCGCGGTGTGGGTCAATATCGACAAGAACCAGTTCGAGAAAGCGGGGTGGTGGCTGGAAACGTCGGCTTACGCCATCGTCGGGTCGATCTTGGTCGGCTCCATGATTGAGCCATTCGTTGACTGATTCGGGCGCGTGCGCTTAGATGAGGCTTCCAACCAAAGGAGACTGAAATGGCCAAGCTTCCGACTGTGGGCAGCAAGGTTCTCGTGCACCTCAAAAGCGGCGCCGTCGCCCCGGCCACGGTGCTCAAACACAATGACGGCGGGCGCACGCTGGCGGTGAAGGTGGACAGCACCGGCGAGGTTCTGACCAGCCTTGGCGACATGGTGACGCCGCCGAGTCAGCCCTACTACGAAGTGCCGGTGAAGAAGTGACCCGGCGCCGGGACGGACGCGGTCGGATCGTCGTCCTTACCCCTGACAACTTCGCCGACGCACCCCTGTCTGTCGGTGAGATCAGGGCCACCAAGGAACGCGACGGCAGCAAGTGGTCGCCGCGCGACGTGCTGATCGAAACCCTGCGGCTGATCGACAGCGGCGAGCTGGACTTGGATGTCTGCGTGGTGTGCTGGCGGACGAAGGATGATGGTGGGATCAGCTGGACGCAAGCCTCACCGGACTTTGACCTTTCTATCAGCGTGATGGCACAGGCGATGCACTCGCTTATTGACCGCTCAAAGGCGTAGCTATAGATTGCCACCGTGCTCCTCCTCCTGAGCACTTGGCCCCGGCCCCGGCAGAGGGTTCAGCCCTCCTTTCCCCCTGCTGGGGCCACCTTTTCCCCCACCATCATGAGGCAAGTGTGATGATGAGCTGGCAGGCCGCCTACTATTCCACCATCACGTTTGTGGTCATCATCTTCTTGGCCACTGTCCTGTTCGTGTCATGAGGAGCAACGAATGAGCGCAGCAGCATCAAAGCGCCGCCGCCGGCAGTACGCCAACGGCTTCGCCCACCTCCCTAAGCAGCGCCGCCCCGGATACAAGATCACCTCTATCGAGAAGGCCAAGCGCCGGCTCGAACAGGTGGTTGAAAAGCAGAAGGCCATGCAAAGGAGAAAGAAGGTATGACGATTCGAGCGCACCTGAAGAACCCTGCTTATGCCGATGATGTCGGCATGATCAAGGTCACCATCGAACGGCTGGTCGGCGGCAAATGGGTCGCCGACGCCATCCCCACAATTCTGCCGGCTGGACCCGGCGAATTGCTGCTGACGATTGTCCCTGATCGTCGGTTTATCCTCGAACAGAAGGAATGAGGCTATGAGCATGGACTACGCAAACGTTCTGGAAGCATTGAAGAGAGGCCATCGCGTGTCACGCGGCGGCTGGCCACGTGGCGATTATGTGGTGCTCGCCACCGGCGGCACCTTCAACATCGAAGGCCAGCCGATGGGAAATCTGGCACCCTTCTGCGTGCGTCACCGGGACGGCAAGTTCTACGTCTGGCAACCCACCAACTACGACCAGCTCAGCGAGGATTGGGTGGCAACCCCGTTCGCGGAATATGTTGACGCACAGGCCGCCAGCGCCTAATCTGGCGTCGTTCACGTAGTAGGGAACTTAGCACGGACTTGCGAACCTGCCCTGATCCCGCGATAGGCGTCTCGCGACCTCAACAGCGGATGCAAGTCAGGGTGGATGAACCCTCCAGAGGCTGACGCTCCTCTGGGGGGTTTTCTCTTGAACTGTGCAGCATGGTGACGTATATATCTGCAAGGCCGTGCGGGGCTTTCCTCCTCCCTTGTCCTCGCGCGCCTTAATGGAAACTTGGGGCTGGACCCTGCGACTCCTGTCCAGCCTCCTTTTTCCCCGAATAGCGCGGCAATCCCCCCGCCGCGCTCGAAGGATGGCCGGCGGCGATGTGGCGCCCCCCAGAAGCTAGCCCGCCATCCTTCACTCTTCCCTTCCCCACGATCCCGGTGTATCAAAGCGATTGCGTGAGGCGCGATCAACCTTTGAGGGATTCCGCAGATGGCAGTCCGTAATGCGGCTCATGGCGCCTCCACCTCCGCCCACGCCAAAAAGCTGACGTGGTCCGGTCTGTTGAATACCGACACCGGCGACCACCAACTCCTCCCCTTCTTCAATGACCGCTCGGTGCAGGTGCTCGGCACCTTCGGCGCCGGCGGAGAGGTTAGCCTCGAAGGCAGCAACGACGGCGGAACCACGTGGGCGATCCTCAGCGATCCTCTCGGCAACGCCCTCACCTTCTCCGCTGCCGGGCTCAAAGCGATCTCGGAATACACCGAACGCATTCGGCCGAACGTGACGGGTGGCGACGGCACCACCGACCTGATCGTTGTCGTCTTCATGCGGGGGAGCTGATCATGCTTAAGAAGCCACAGCCGCTCTCGGCGGCAGAGAAGACCGAACTGAAAGCCGCCATCCGCTATGTGCAGGATCATGCGCAGCAGATGCGGGCGGTGCTCACCATCGCCGACAAGATCAGCGATCTCTCGCAGCTGGAACGGATGGCCACCGAAGCGCAGGCCATGCTTGATGCCAAGGCGGTACAGAACGCTGAGCTGGACAAGAAGCGCGGCGTGATCAACGCCGATATCGAGGCGCTGTCCAAGCGGGCGGCGGAGCGCCGGGAGCTGACCAAAAAGGCGGAGCTGGAAGCTGAGGAGGAGGTGGCGGCGGCCCAACGCCGGGCGCTTGCTGAGGCCGGTGCCATCATCAACGAGGCCAAGGATCGGGCCAAGGCCAAGGCCGACGCCATCGATCTCCAAACGGCGGAGCTGGGGATGCTGGACGGTGAGATCGCCAAGCGGTTGAAGCAACTGAGCGACATTGAGGCAATGGTGGCGGAGGCTGAGCAGAAGCTTAAGCGCGCCGAAAACTACCTCAAAAAGCTGGCAGGTGGCTCCGATGGCTAATGCAATCTATCCGGAATACAAGGAATTTCTGCTCTCAGCGTCGGCCAACGTGTCGCTGAACGTCGATGATACCACCGATGGCCCATTCGTGGCCTTGGTGGACACCGGCACCTACACCTACTCGGCCGCGCATGACTTCTACAGCGACCTGAGCGGCGTCGTCGGCACCGATCAACGGATCGCCACGCCCACCGTGGCCGATGGCACCTTCGATGGCGACAACGTCACCTTCACCGCTGTGTCCGGCGCCACCGTCGAGGCGTTGGTGATCTACCGGCACAACGCCGGCGCCAACACCACGTGGAAGCTGGCCGCCTTCATCGATACCGGGCAGACCGGCCTGCCGGTCACACCCAACGGCGGCGATATCACCGTCAGCTGGAACGCCTCGGGGATTTTCACGATATGAGCGACACCAAGGACCCGCTGCTGCTGGCCACACCCACCGCACAGCGCGAGCTGTTCAAGCGGATGAGCCGGGCTTGCGATGGGTTCTCGACCGAGGACGCCATCGGCGCCGCCGCCAACGTGATGATCAACGCCATCCGGCAGGCACACCCGACGCGCCGGAAGGCTGAGGTGCGGTTCGATGAGCTGTTCGGCCGGCTCAAACAAATCTTGGTCGACCACTATGAGAGCGGTGGGCGCAAGAAGGGCGTGTTCCCGTATCCGCAGGTGATCCAGATGGAACGGTTCGACGCCCGCAACAGGTTCGGCGACGAGAAATGACATGCCCTTGGTCGATTTCGATGACCCAGCCGTCTGGGACTCGCTCTACAGGTGCTGGTCGCCAGATGGCACGACGCTGCTGCACTTCGAGCGTGGCGCCAAGGAGCGTATTCTCGGCAATGACCACTGGCTGCTGAGGGACGCGCTCAACCTCCAGCCGGGGCAGAGCATCGGGCTCATCGGCGCCGGCTATGGATGGGTCGCTGAGGATTGGGCAGCGGACGGCCTTGGTCCAATCGTCGCCGTCGACACCTCCACCTACATCCAGTCGAACAAGACGCTGCACGCCACCGTCACGATCCTTGATGAGGACGGAACAAGCAATCCCTCACGCGGGCGGATCAGACAGGCGCTCGGGCTCAGCGGTAACCGCAAGGCGGATTGGGGGATCACTGAGGATATCCTGCCGGGGATGACCGATGCAGAGTGCCTGACCCTCGCCGGGCATATGCGCAACCTCGCCACCACGGTTGTGCATTGGGTGAGCGCGCTGAAAGCGCGCAATCAGGACCCGCGCCTCAACTGGAAGACGCTGGAAGACTGGAAGGCTCTGATGACGCCTGATCTCGTGGTGCAGCGCGGCACCAATAGGGTGCTCTGATGGCCCTGCCGACTGACATTTCTGCCCTGCTTGATACAGCAATAGCTGGCCCTTTTATGTCCAGCGCCGGGAACGTTTATGTTTTTGGCAGGAGTGATGCTGCCACCGATACGTTGCGGGCGATCAAGGCGACCGATCCTACGTCTTCGTTCTCAGCTGTTGGCAGCGATCAAGACCCATACAACCTCTTTTTGCGTGGCGTTAGTGCTCACCAAGTTGGCGATGTCATTCATATTATTGGGAATTTTCATAGCAGCGAGAGCGCTGTCTCTTATCGTTATCTGACCTTTAATATGGCCACTGACGCATGGGTGATCTCAGAAGATATTGAAACTGGTTTGGACATAACGCCTGCAAGCAATACTGATCCGAGCCTGTACCCAGATATAACCGTCAGATCAGATGGCGATGTCATAGTCGTTTATAATGGTGAAACCGACGCGATCAAGGGGACATCATACGCCCGCATTAAATACGCAAGGCGTGAGGGCGGCACATGGACAACCAACATTGCTGTGGATGCAGGAGGACAGCTTGACTACTCCTTCTCCAGAACAACTCTCGGGTTGGATGACAGGGTGCATATATTCTGGCGTCAACTGGAAAAGACTTCACTCTTTCATAGGACGCTAAGCAGTGCCAACGTATTGCAAGCCGGCAGCGAGTTGTTGGACGCGTTTGACATCAGTACAAGCAGTTCAGTAAATAATAACGCATACTACTCCGCTTATTCGTGGGATGACGGCGGGACGATTAGAGTTGCGGCGATTGGCATAGCGTCAGACGACGTTACAGATGCTCAACCAGTATATTTTGATAGTAGTTTCGAGCCAGCACTGAATAAGGGCACAGCATTTGGTACAAGCCTCAAAGGAATGCGGTATTGGCATGATGACGATAAGCTATACGTCATCTACGCGTCATCGCCAAGCAACGACCTATTTATCGCTGCGTCAACGGACAACGGAGCCTCGTTTGGCACCGCGACAAACATATATATGGGGACAGTACATGCGAGCTGGCTTAATACGCTTAAAGAACCGGGAGAAGTATATATTCGTGGGGGAAACTATGTTGCTGGTTACATAACGACAGAGGGTATCTCCGACAATAAATATAATGAAGCTATTCTACGTGCGGCGACTGGCACACAGAACATCGACGGCGCCCTCTTCACCAACACAAACACCTTCTTCGGGGCGACGGTGTCGACGGGCGCTGTCACGATCAGCGGTGCACTGTTCACTGACGGTGACACCTTCTTCGCCGCGACCGTTGCGCAGTCCACCACGATCCTCGGTGCGCTCTATGCCGATGACGACACCTTCTATCAGTCAGTCGTCACCGCAACCTACGCCATCGCCGGCGCCCTCTATTCGGACGCCGACGCCTTCTTCGGCGCCACGATCTCCTCGTCGTACACGATCAGTGGGGCTCTGTTCTCGGATGCCGATGCCTTTTTCGGGGCCACAATCGCGCAATCGACCACCATCCTCGGCGGGCTCTACAGCGACGATGACACCTTCTATCAGTCGACCGTCGCGGCCGGCACAGTCACCATCACCGGATCGTTGTTCTCAGATGGGGACACGTTCTTTGCGGCCACAGTGGCGCCGGGCGTTGCCACGATCTCTGGCGCCCTGTTCGTGGATGGGGACACGTTCTATCAGGGCCACGTCGCCAATGTGATCAGCGGCGCCCTCTACAGCGATCCTGACGCCTTCTTCGCTTCCACCACTACCGCCTCCTACACGATCAGCGGTGTGCTCTATGCCGACGCGGATGCGTTCTTTGCGGCGACGATCTCCAGCACCTATGCCATCACCGGGGCGCTCTACACCGACGCCGACACTTTCTTCGAGGCCACCATCGCGTCTGGGTTCGTGATCGAGGGCGCGCTGTTCACCGATGGCGACACCTTCTTCGGCGCGGCGCTGGCCTATACCATCAACGGCGTGCTCTACACCGACGATGATACGTTCTTCGCGGCGACCGTGTCGGCCGGCGCCAGCCCACAAACCATCGACGGCGCGTTGTTCGCGGATGGGGACGTGTTCTTCCAAGCGGCGATCACGGCCGCCTACACAATCGAAGGCGCCCTCTACGCGGACGCGGACACCTTCTTCGAGGCAACCCTCTCGCATGGCCTCAGCGGCAACCTCTACGCCGACGATGACACCTTCTTCGCCGCCACCCTCACCACGACCGTCACCGTCACCGGCGCCATCTTCGTGGACGGGGACACCATCTTCGGGGCCACCGTCGTCTCGATCTACGGCGTCGACGGCGCGCTGTTCGTGGACGGCGATGCGTTCTTTGCCGCCAACCTGACCGCCGCCAACACCATCGACGGCGTCCCCTACACCGATCCTGATATCTTCTATGGGGCGGAAGTCGTCGGCGGCCTTCCGAGCGCCGGCGGTGGTGGCATGCACTTGTGGGAGCGTCGCGGCCGATAGGGCCATTGACAACGTAGTGCTGACGTCCTACATTCGGGCGTAAGGGACAGGAGGGAAAAATGACCAGACAACTGACAATGAGCCCGGCACGACTGGCCTTGATGGGCTTCTATGCGGCTCTCGCCTTTGTTGCGTGGGCAGCGTTTGCCACGCCGGTGCAGGCGCAAGCCGATCCCCGCACGCCAGTGGGGTACTTGGTCATGTGCTTGGAATACCCGGAAGAGTGCCGGGGCGGCGGCGGCATTGTGCCAATGACCGAAGAGCTGATCGTCATGCTGGCCGACGTGAACAAGGCTGTGAACCAGAACATGGTGCAGGTCGCCGATGCGCCCGGCACCGACACGTGGAACCCCAACGAATGGGCGGCGGGCGACTGTGAGGAGTTCGTCATGGCCAAGCGCCGGGTGTTGAAGTTCATTGGCGTGCCCATTGAGGCGATGATGATCGGCGTGGTGCTGCTGGAGAACGGTGAGGGACACGCGATCCTCGTGGTCATGACAGACGAAGGCACCCTGACGCTCGACAACCTGACCAACGACGTGGTCCCGGTCGCGCGGACGCCCTATCGGTTGGTGATGTTGCTGCCCTGACAGAATGGGAATATAAGCCTCGCCAAAGGAGGGATGATGTGAGGCATCCCCTTGGCAGAAGTTATCAGGGCGCAGTCCTGCAAGAGCTGCAAATTCTACAGCGTCGTTGGCGGAGGGCCTGAGTGCCACCGCTTCCCACCCGTCACCCAACTGTTCCTCGCCGCCGTGGATCAGAAGGGTAAGCCCACCTTCAATCGCGCCACCACCTTCGCCGCCACTGAGCCGAACGCTTGGTGCGGTGAATACCAACGCTCGCTGATGTCGTCATGATGGTGCTGGCGCAAGATATCAGGACGCCATTGGTCAGCGTCGATACCGGCGACCCGTGGGTCGATCTGCTGGTGTTTCTGATCGCCATCGTGGCCATCGTGGTCGCCTATCGGCTGATCCGAAAGTGACCTTCATCCTGACATCAAAGCAGGTGGTGACCATCACCTTGTTCGGTGGGGATCAGATTCACACTCTGCTCTATGGCGGGTCACGATCCGGCAAAAGCTTCATCATCCTCCGGACCATCATCAACCGGGCACTCTGGTGTCCACGCTCGCGCCACTTGATGGCGCGTTTTCGTCTCAGCCATATCAAGGCGTCGCTGGTCGCGGAGACGATGCCGAACGTGGTCCGGCTCTGCTTTCCTGAGCTGGAACATGAAATCGACCACAACAAATCAGAGCAGTGTTACGTGTTCCCGAACGGCTCGGAACTTTGGTACGCGGGGCTCGATGACAAGGATCGCACCGAGAAGATTCTCGGTAAGGAGTTCGCCACGGTCTTCGTCAATGAGTGCTCTCAGGTGCCGTGGGCGTCGCGCAACATGGTGACCACGCGCCTCGCGCAAAAGACGTGGCGGGAGAACCCGGACGATCCCGAGAGGCCGCTGTCCGGCCTGCGGCTCAAAGCGTTCTACGATGAAAACCCGCCGCTCAAAACCCACTGGACCCACAAGATTTTCATCGAGAAGAAGTCGCCGGACACCAACCGGATGCTGGCCAATCCGGAGAACTTCCAGTCGCTGCTGATCAATCCCGAGGACAACAAGGACAACATCGCCCCGGAATACCTTGGGGAGCTGGATCAACTGCCGGAACGCATGCGCAAGCGCTTCCGCGACGGGCAGTTCGGTGAGGCCGGTGAGGGCGCTCTGTGGACCGAGTTCCTGCTCGAACAGCAGCATATCGACAACGACAACGATCTCCCCGGCTGGCAGCGCATTGTCATCGCGGTCGATCCGAGCGGCGCCTCCGATCAGGATGACGCGCACCGTGACGAGATCGGCATCGTGATTGCGGCGCTCGGCGACAACGGCAAGGCGTACGTGCTCGAAGACCTGACCATGAAGGGCTCGCCCGGCGAGTGGGGAGAAGCTGTGGTCAAAGCCTATCGGCGCTGGGGCGCGGATCGCGTCGTCGGGGAAGAGAATTTCGGCGGCGCCATGGTGCAGTTCGTGATCCAGACGGCCGCCGCCAAGCAAGGTGTCCGCGTCAACTACTCGGCGGTCACTGCCAGCCGGGGCAAGGTGGTCCGGGCGGAGCCGATTGCAGCGCTCTATGAGACGCAGGATGTCTGGCACGTCGCCGGCCTCGATAGCCTCGAAACCGAATTGTGCCTCATGACCACTTCCGGATACATGGGAGATCGCTCGCCAAACCGCGCCGACGCTCTCGTTTGGGCACTGACATCCCTATTCCCATCGGTGATCCAACAGGCTAAAGCTATGGCCGCAGGACAAGTGAGAGGCGCACCACCCCGAATCAACCTCGGTCACGCCCAGAGCAAGGCGCGGCGGATGCTGAAAGGCAGGTGAGCTATGGGTGGTCTTTTCGGCGGCGGTAGCAGCAGCAAAAAGTCAACATCATCGTCCGCGACCAACCTGAACGCGGTCAAAGGACCGTATCCAGACGACAACGCCAAGCGCATGCCTGTGTACAACTCGCCCTCGGCGATTGAGGCCGGGCGCCGCAAGCGGCGTGAGATCATGGCCCGGTCTGGGCGCTCCTCCACGCGGCTGGTGAGTGACGCCGGCGTTCGGCCCTATCAGGGCTCGCTGTTGGGCAATACGACATGACAGATGTCGTCACCGAAAACATGATGTCGATCTCCGCCGGGCTGTTCACGAAGAAGCGCCCGTGGGATCAGCTGTGTCAGGATATCGCCGAACACTTCTACCCGGTGCGCGCCAACTTCACCCAGACCAACGTGCTGGGGTCTGACTTCGCCATGGGGATCATGGATTCCCACACCATCAACGTCCGTGAGGAGCTGTCGAACGCCGTCGACTCGATGCTGCGGCAGGGCGACTGGTTCACGGTCGGCACCGGCGACGAGGACCGCGATAAAGAGTCGGCCAACTCCCGCGCTCTGGAACGCGCCACCCAGATCATGTGGGCGATCCTCCACGATCCGCGCGCCAATTTCGCCCCGGCGACCAAGGAGGCGGATCACGATTGGGTGGCCTTCGGAAACCCGGTGCTCAGCGTCGAAGAGAACAATGCCCGCGATTTTCTGCGCGTGCGGGCGTGGCATCCGGGCACCTGCGCATGGCTGGACGATGATGACGGTCAAACCAACGTCGTGCACCGCAAGTTCACCATGCAGGCGAGGATCGTCAAGCGCATGGTCGAAACCGGCCGCTGGGAAGGGCCGCTGGACCGCGATATCGAAATGATGTGCCGGGACAACCCCGGCAAGGAAATCAACTTCCTGCATATCGTGATGCCGTCCGATGAGGTGTACGGCAGCGACGGCAAGAAGATGCGCGACCTCCGCCATCCCTTCGTCAGCTGCTACATCGACGTTGACCACCGCCAGAAGATGCACGAATCGGGTGAGCCGCTTATGCCGTACATGGCGCCGCGCTGGCGCCGGCTCAGCGGCTTCAACTTCGGGTTCAGCCCGGCCGCCATGAACAGCCTGCCTGACGCCCGGATGTTGCAGGACATGGCGCGCGTGATCCTCGAACAGGGTGAGAAGGCGGTCGACCCGCCGATCATCGGCGCCGGTGAGGTGTTCACCCGCGACATGAACCTCTACGCCGGCGGCTTCACCTATGTCGACATGCCGGCGGGCGCCAAGCTCGGCGACCTCATGACCACCGTCGAGACATCGGAAGGGCTGCGCACCGGCGTTGAGCTGAAACAGGACGTGCGCGCCCTGATCACCGAAGCCTTCCTGCTCAACAAGCTCTACCTGCCCGGAGCGCGCGAAATGCGCGAGCTGGAAGTGGCGGTGCGCACAGAAGAGTTCCGCCGCGCCGCGCTGCCGTTCTTCACGCCTATCGAAAGTGAGTACCACACCCCGCTGTTGGGCAAGGTCTTCGACCGCGCTGTGCTCATGGGGCTGATCCCGCGCGAAATGTTCCCCGAAGAGCTGACGGATGAAGAGGTGCGGTTCACCTTCCATTCGCCGCTCAACGAAGCGGAGGGCAAGGCGATGGTCGAATCGTTCAACATCATGATGCAAACGGTGGCGGCGTCGGCGCAGGTCGATGAAACCGTGGCCAACATCATCAACATCCGTGAGGCCACCCGCGACGCTGTGCGCGGTGGCGGTGCCAAGGCGACGTGGCTGCTGTCCGAGAAGGAAATGAAGAAGAAGGACGTGGAAGCCGAACAGGTGCAGCAGCTGCGGCAGGGCGCACAGATCGCACGCGAGGGCGCCGGCGTGGTGTCGGATGTCTCCAATGCCGCGATGGCAGCTGAGCAGGCCGGGCTGCTGCCGCAATGACCCTCGAAGAGCTGGAAGCGCTGGTCGTGACCCTCGAAGCGCGGATCGTCACGCTCGAAGCCGATCTGGTCACGACGCGCGCCGACGCCGCCAAGCTGGTGGCCGATAGGGCAAGGGATCGTGCTGAAACCAATGCCACGATGGCCCGTCTCAGAAGCGACCTTCGGCGCGGGCGCGACAGTCTGGCGCAAATACCAGAGGCCATCCGCAACGGTCCCGGCCGCCTCGATCCGCGCGTCGAATATGTGAAGGTGGGCAACCGTAAGGTCTTGCGTCTTAAGAGATAGGGAATATGTTCCTCTCGCGGAGCATGAGGCAGGATGATAATCCCACCGAAGATCACAGAAGACGAAGTGCACGCCATGGTCGCCTGCGCGGACGGTGTCGCCAACGCGCGGCAGGCCAAAGTGGCGCTGGATTGGGTAATGAGGGAAGCGTCGCGGGTTCTCGACCTGAGCTATCAGGAAAACAGCCGTGACGGGACGATTTTCGCGGAGGGGCGCCGGTACGTCGGCATGCTGATCCGCCAGATGCTGGAGCCGGAAACTCTGGCAAGGGCCAAGTCGGAAGCGAGGAAGAAGGGCAACCGCCCGATCATGACCGATGCGCAAGCTGAGGCCATCGTAACCCGCAAGTGAGGCCCGAAATGGCAGACGAACAGAACGACCAACAGAAGCCCGATCCCGCCGCCGAAGCCGCAGCTGCCACAGCTGCCGCCGAAGCCGCCAAAGGCGGTAATCAGAAACCCAACGAACAGTCCGCGCTCGATAAGGGCGGTGAGGACAAGGGCGGCAACGGACCCACCGACTTCCCGGAAAACTGGCGCGAGCTGGCGGCCGGCGGTGACGCCAAGCTGGCCAAGGAGCTGGAACGCTTCGCCACCCCGGTCGATCTGGCCAAGGCAGAGTTCGCCGCCAAGCAGAAAATCCGCGCCGGCTCGGTCAGCGCCGATCCGCCGCCGGATGGGGAGAAGGACCCGGACGGGCTGAAAAAGTGGCGCGAAGAGCGGGGTATCCCGCTTGACCCCGCCGACTACAAGGTGCCGGATGACACCTCCAAGCGGCTCTATGATGAGGACAAGCCGATCCTCGAATCCTTCATCGCTGAGGCGCACAAGGCCAACATGCCGCAGGCCGTGGTGGACTTCGCCACCGGCTGGTACGTCGAGCTGCAAGAGAAGGCGGCTGAGGCTGAGGCGGCCAACGACAAAGCGCTCTCGACCAAGGCTGAGGACGATCTGCGCAGCGAGTGGGGACAGGACTACCGTCCCAACATGAGCATGGCCAAGCGCGTGGCCACCGAAACCGTCAAGGGTATCGACTGGTTCGATGCCCGCCTGCCGGACGGCCGCAAGCTTGGGGACATTCCTGAGTTCATCAAGGGGCTGGTGCAGTATGGCCGCAACGCCTATGGCGACGGCGCATTCGTTGGGGAGGAGGCGGCGACCCGCACAACGGATCGCATCAAAGAGATTGAAAACATCATGGCAACTGATATAAGCAAGTACACGCCTGCGGTGCGGGCTGAGTACGCCGAACTTATGGCGGCTCAGGTCGCAAACAAGGCGGCAAAGGCTCGGTAAGCCACTAAACCCCGATCTGAGGGGTCGGCAACGCCGGTCCCTCGCCACTCGTGAAGCCCCTGCGGCTCCCGGCTTTCCCACCCTCTGAGGTGGCCCCGGCCAGACCAACGGCCTTCCTGCACGACACGGCTTAACAACCCTGTTTTGTAGAGGAGGCCCGAAAATGGCCGTTCAAGCTGCGATTGAAATCTTCAAGAAGGAGATGGTGCTCACCTTCGAGCAGCGCCGCTCCAAGCTCTCCGCCGCCGCCACCAAGGAAGCACTGTCCAATGGCCACGTGGTCACATGGGTGGTGTCCGGCTCGGGTGGCGCCACTGCCGTGACACGCGGTCAGAACGGTGACATCCCGTACGGCGGTCCCAGCAACACGCAGGTCAGCGCGACCCTTGTCGAGAAGCATGCGCCTCAGAGCCTCACCGGCTTTGACGTGTTCGCCTCGCAGGGCAACCAGACCATGCTGATGCAGGAAAACAGCTACGCCATCATCCGGCGCGATCAGGATCAGACCATCATTGATGAGCTGGCCAACGCCACGCAGGATTTCGGCTCTGGCACCCTCACCCTCGACACCATCACCGGCGCCCGCGCCATCCTTGGTGGGCAGGAAGTTCCTGTCGATGAAGAGGACAACATGTTCGCGCTGATCACCCCGGCAGCTGAGGCGTACTTGCTCCAGATGACCGAGTTCACCAATGCGGACTACGTCGACGTGAAGCCGCTGACCGGCGGCATCGCCACCAAGTACCGCCGCTGGATGGGCTTCAACTGGATCGTCTCGACCCAGCTGCCCGGCATCGCCGGTGCCTCCGAGAAGCTGTTCTTCTACCATCGCTCGGCCATCGGCTATGCGGTGAACATGGGTGAGGAGAAAATCTTCGCCGGGTTCAACGAAGAGCAGCAGCGCTCGTGGTCGCTGTGCACGATCTACCACACCGCCAAGCTTCTGCAAGACTCCGGTGTGGTCGTGGTTGGGCACAACGGTGCGTCCTTCGTGGCGACCTAATCGGCCTGATGGCCAGCTAACCCTGTAGGGCGGGATTTCGGTCCCGCCCTCTAGTCCAAAAGGAACCGATCAAAATGGCTTACGCTGCAACAAACCCGCCCCGTGCGATCATCAACATGGTCGGTAATGGCGGTCACGTCTGGCTCTACACCCACACCGATGTGCACACCGATGTCGATGCCACCAACTACTTCACCGATGGCCTCGCTCTCGGCATGAAGGTCAACGACGTGGTGATCGTGGTGAAGACCACCACGACCATTGGCGCAACGCTCCATGTGGTCACCGAAGTGTCGTCTGACGGCGCCACGGTGGCCGCTGCGATCTTGTCCTAATCCGGCCTGATCGCTCTCTTTCGACTGTGGTGCGCCTCATGCTACGGTCGGATACGGGCAGCGCGGTTCCGCTCGCCGCGCTGCCCAACCTCAATTTGAGGCACCAACCGTGAGGCTCCAAAATGACTTTCAAGGCTCTCCCCAACAAGTCCCTCCAGTTCTCGGCTGACTATCAGCGGCAGACGTGGCACGCGGAAGTGCCCAACGACACGCTGCTCGAAGAAGTGCTGATGCCGGCGTTCTGGGTCCACGTCGCCGCCCGGATCAAGGCGCATGCGCTGATCGACGTGGTGACCAAGGACGGGCTGCTCGATCTCCAGCTCCGCGTGACCAGCATCGAAGGTGGCATCGTCGTGGTGCGCCCGCGCTTCGTCTACGAAGACAAGGAGGCACGTCAGCTCGCCATCGCCGTGAGCAATCTCCAGAATGCGGAGATCGAAAGCGAGGCGGCTCCCTCCGAACGCCGCCGGCCGCCCGAAGGGTACAAGGTCGGCTTCAACCCCGCGAAGAAGACCTACTATGCTCAATTCAAGGGCACCGGGCAGAAGATCGCCGAAGGTCTGGCGTCGTGGGACAAGGGCGTTGACGCCTGCGAAGCGCACGACAAGAAGCTGCGCACTCCTGCAAAGGCCGCGTAATGACCAGCAAGCTGGCACTCTACAACCGGGCGCTGAGTTACCTCTCGACTCAGCGTCTGGCCGATCTGACGGAAGACAAAACAGCCCGCTATGAGCTGGACGCCGTCTATGCTGAGTGCCGGCAGGAAATGCTCGAAAAGGGGTTGTGGAAGTTCGCGCTGCGCACCTCAGAGCTGACGGCGGACCCGGATATCGACACCTCCTTCGGGCTCCCCTACGCCTACGTCATCCCCGATGATTTCGTGCGCCTCGCCGGTATCTCGACCGATGACCGCTTCACCAATGAGGATGAGTCGTACATCGAAGAGAACGGCAAGTGGTACTCTGAGCACAGCCGCCTCTATGTGCGCTATGTGTCGAACGACAACGCCTATGGCTTCGATCTCGGCAAGTACCCAGAGAACTACTGCTCGGCGTTCGGCGCCTTCATGGCGCTCCGGACAGCTCTCCCGATCACCAAGGATCGCGGCGACCGCAACGATCTGGTGCAGCTGAGTGAGGAGCTGTTGCAGACAGCCAAGCGTCTCGACGCCGTCGATGAGCGCGTGAAGCGCAAGCCGGCCGGGCGCTGGACGCGGGCGCGCGGGATTAGCACCGGGCCACACTTCGCTGGCGGTCGCATGGGATGGCGGGGCTGAAAGGTGGTTAAGCCGTGGCAATCCAAGTTCTCCACCATGCCCTCAACGTCGGTGTCGTAGATCGCAACAAAATCCACCGCATCGATCTCCAGCGCATGCGGCTGGCGGCTGAGGATCAAACCAATCTGCTGTGCGAGGCGACCGGCCGGATGTTCCTGCGGCCCGGATTTGAATATCTCGACGCCTCCCACAACAACACCGAAACCCGACTGATCACCTTCGAGGCTGGCGCCACCGCCTCCTACATCCTCGAAATGAGCGCCGATGTCATGCGGGTGCGGGATGGCACCACCGATGAGCTGATCACCCGTCCTGCGGTCACCGCCACCATCCCGAACGGCGATTTCAGCTCAGGGACCGGATGGACTCTCAGCACAGAGCTGGACTTGGACAGCGTCGATATCAACACCGGCGTCGCCGGCACGCTGCGACTGCGCACCTACTCTCTCGGGCAGCGGGCATTTGCCAAGCGCAGCGTCACCTGCAATGAGCCGGGGACAGAGCACGGCCTGAGAATCGTGGTGACGCGCGGGCAAGTCACCTTCCGCTGCGGATCAACGGAAGGTGGGGATGAATATATCTCCGAGACGGTGTTGCGCACCGGGGACCACTCCCTCGCCTTCGTCCCCACCGGCGACTTCTGGGTCCAGTTCTCGAACACCGAAAAGCAATGGGCCTATGTGGACTCTATCGAGGTTGAGGCGGCCGGCCCTATCGTTCTGCCGACGATCTGGGACGAAGACCATATCTGGAAAATGGAATTTTCTCAGTCTCTCGATGTCATGTTCGTTGCGGCCCACCACTCCAAGCAGCAGCGTATCGAGCGGCGCGGCAACGGCGCCAGCGCCGGCCGCTCATGGTCGGTGTGCGACTACGATTCTGTGGATGGTCCGTTCGGCTCTGGACGCACCGCCGACGTGACGCTGGCGCCAAGCGTCACCGATCTGACTGGCACTCTCACCGCCTCAGAGCCGTTCTTCAACGACTCCCATATCGGCACGCTGTTCAAAATCTATCACGATGGACAGAAGGTGGTGGCCTATCTGGGCGCCGCTGGCGAGTTCACGCCGACGATCATGGTAACGGGGGTCAATGAGACGGACTATAACGAGCGCGACTGGACGCTCCAGATGGAAGGAACATGGACGGGGACGCTTCGCGTGCAGCGGTCATTCGATGGCGAGGATATCGAGTTCCACGATTTCCGCCGTGCGCAGACCGTGTCCACCGTCGATATCACCGCCAACGCGACCTTCACCAATGACGACAATGAGGACAACGCGATCACGTGGTATCGCGTCAAGTGCGTGGCCTACACCTCTGGCGAGGCCAAGGTCACCCTGACCTATGACGGCGGCGGCGGCTACGGCATCGCCCGCGTGACCAGCATCGATTCAGCGACAGTCGCACAGATGGATGTGTTGGTGCCGTTCAAGGGGACAGAGGCGACGAAGTTCTGGCAGCAGAGCGAATGGGGTGGGGAGAAGGGCGACCACGAAGTCACCGCCTCGCCGAACGGCGTCGATTTCCACGAAGGCCGCCTGTTCTTCGTCGGCAATGACCGTATCTGGGGATCGGTGTCCGACGCCTATGAAAGCTTCGATGAGGACTTCGTCGGCGACGCCGGGCCGCTGATCCGCGCCATCGCGGTGGGTGGCCGCAACGTGGCGCAATTCGTCAAATCGATCTCCAATTTGATGGTTGGCTGCGACACGCGCGTGGTGGAAGCGCGCTCCTCGTCGCTGGATGAGATCATGACGCCTGAGAACTTCGGGCTGCACCTGATCAGCCAAGTTGGCACAAGCCCGGTGACTCCGGTGGCGATCTCGGATGACCGGATCATCTATGTCGCCGACGATGGCAAGTCGCTTTTCGAGGCCAACTATTCCGGGGAAAAGGCGCGGTTCATCGCCTCAGAGTTCTCCAAGCTGACAACCGATATCTTCGTGCCGGGTGTCAAACAGCTGGTGCTCCAGAACCGGCCAGATCAGCGTATCTGGGCGGTGACAGAAGACGACGCGCCGGTGTGCATCGTCTATGAGCCGTTGCAGGAAATGGTCGCCTTTGTCCCGATCTCGACCAGCGCCGCGACCGACGTAATCGAATCGATGTGCGTGCTGCGCGGCATCGGGCAGGATCGTGTCTATGCCGCCATCAAGCGCGTGGTCGACGGCAACACCGTTCGCTACATCGAAAAGATGGCGCGCGACGTTGACGCTGTGCCCGGCGATATCTGCAAGTGCGTCGACAGCTTTGTCGAGTTCGGCGCCGGGGTGACGCAAGTCGACTGCTCGCACCTGATCGGGCGCACGGTGGTCGGCTGGATGGACGGCGACGCCATCAACGATGCCGGAACCACGACCACCACTGAATTTGTGGTGCCGGCCGGCGGTATGGTCACGCTGCCATCTGAGTCGGCCACCGGCGGTGTGCTCGGGCTCAAATATCGCGGCCGGTTCAAGTCGGCGCGGCTGGCGTACGGGTCTGAGAACACCACCGTGATGCTCAAAAACAAGAGCCTGACGGCAGTCGGCCTGCTGCTCGCCGATTACTGCCGCTCTGGCGTCAAGTATGGGACGGAGTTCGACAACTCCAACCATCCGCTGCGCTCGATGGGCAAGCTGAACGCCAAGGGCGCCGTGGCGGATGAGGTGATCAGTGGTCCGGACGATGATGAGGAGCTGAAAGAGCTGGGCGATGAGGTGGGCTTTGATTCCCGCCTGTGCTTGGAGTTCAACTCACCCAAGCCGGCCTCGGTGCTGTCGCTGATCATGTCGGTGGAAAACTATGGTTGATGTGATCCCTATCCCCACCTCGGTGATCGCCAGAACTTCCGGCCGGGACGTGCGCTTCCCGGTCGTTGCCTATGTGGGGATGGAAGACGGCAAGTGTGTCGGCCGTGGCGGGCTGGCGTGGGCAGACGGCAGCTGCTGGCTGTGGCTGGAAGGGGTTGACCCGGAGCACCGGCATGCGCTGCGGCTGGTACGCGAAGCGAAGAAGATGCTAAAGATAGCCGCTCGGTACGGCGATGAGGTGGTTTTTGCGGTTCGTGACGATCATGAACCGATGTCGGCAAAGCTTCTCACGCTGCTCGGCTTCGTTCATTGCGGCACTGAGCTGACAGACAAAGGCGAACAGGAGCTGTGGGTATGTCAGGTTTTGAAGCCATCGCAGCAATAGCCACCGTCGCCTCCCTCGGAATTTCTGTCGCCGGGTCGATCTTCGGTGGGCAGAAAGAGAAAGAGGCTGACTACGCCACTGCCCACACCTTGGAGGGGATGGGCCGCGATGAGTTCGCCGCCTCGCAGCGCGAAGCTGAGGAGAAAAAGCTCCAAGGCAAACTGATCGAGTCGCGCATTCAGGCGGTAGCGGCGGCGTCTGGGGGTGGCGCCGGGGCGGATTCGCCGACAATCATGAAGCTGCTCACAGAAACGGGTGAGCGCAACCGTTACGCGGTGCAATCGACACTCTACGCCGGCGCCCGGCAGCGCCAGAACTACATGGAGTCGGCGGCGGCCAAGCGCCGGTCTGGCGATGCGTCGCTGCTTGGAAGTTTCTTCACCGGCTTCGGCACCCTTGCCGGCGGCATCGGTAGTCTGGATTTCGGATAATGGCACCGCGCATCCCCTCCCCTTATAGCGGCCCGCAGCCCGCCTCCATGCGTCCATCCGGCCCGATGCCGGTGGAAGACCAAAGCGGCCTCACACGCGGCGTCCAGAACTTCGCGCGTGGCGTCGAGATCGGTGCGGCGCGCCTGCGTGAAGAGGTGCAGAAAGAGAAGGCCCGCCAGAACGTCGTGGATGTCAGCGCGGCAGAGGCGGAGTGGACACGGCGCTACCTCGATATCGAGAATCGCTTCTCCGAGGACGGCGACTTTGAAACCTTCAATGAGCGCGCCTCGGTTGAGGCCGAAGAGGCGCGGCAGGCGGCGGCGGAGCTGATCCGTGACGAAGAGGTGCGGCAGGGATGGTTGCGGGAAGCGGAGCTGAAAAAGATCAGGCTTGTCGACTCCGTCTCGGATCGCGGCCGGCTGCTGAAACATCAAGATGACCGCGTGTCGTTCACACAGGCGCTCGAAGACAGCGCCCGGCTGATCTCTGATCCGAACACCGATGAGGCGGTGCGCCAGAAGGCACGCGCCGATATCCAAGCCAGCCTGACTCTCGGTCAGTCGAGCGGCCTGCTGACGCCGTCAGAAGCGGCAGAGGTGAAGCGAACAACCCTCGAAGCGGCCGATGAGCAGCTGGCCATCAACCGCGCCATGCTGCTCTCCGAGAGTGACCCGAACAGACTCAAGGGTATGCTCGGCACCTCGAAGACCATGGGCGGCAAGGATGTCTCCGACGCGCTGCTCTCGGTGTCTGCCGGTAAGCCGATGGCGCTCGATCTCGGCGTCGCGGCGGCAGCTGCTGAACGGCTCGATGATCGCGCCTTCCCAGACGATCCGAAGATGGCGGAAGCCTATCTCAAAGACCCCGAAATGAACGCCAAATACGTGGCGGCGGCGGTCGACCTCATGACCGAACAGTACGGTGGCGACATGACGGCGGCGGTGATCGCCACGGCGCCGGGCGGTGGAGAGAAGCTGGCGGAGCGCTGGGTCAAGTCGAAGCACGACGAGTCGATCCTGCCGCCATCGGTGCGCCGCCACTATCGCAACGTGATGTCGAAGATGGCGCCGCCGGCTGATCTGATCCAGCTGCCGATCATCACTGATGGCGACGCCGATCTGACCAACGTCGACGTGGCGGTGCTGGAGCGCTTCGAGGGGTTGCAGTCGGCCTTCGGTTCGCAGCTCCCGATCATATCCGGCTACCGCGACCCGGATCACAACAAGCGGGTGGGCGGTGCTGATCGATCCATGCATCTGGAACGCCGCGCCATCGATATCGACGTGTCGTCGCTGAATGAAGCTGAGCGCGTGCGCTTCATCGAAATGGCGTCGGCGATGGGCTTCATGGGGATCGGCGTCTACAGCGACTCCATCCACATCGATACCGGATCGCGGCGCGGTTGGGGTCCAAGCTATAAGAACGCGTCGATCCCCGGATGGGCGCGGGAAGT